GGGCAGTGGAAAGCATAGTTTTCTCTAGCTCTCTTATGACTTTTACCTAAAATATTCTCAATGGATCCTAAAAGGAAAGTGTAATCCATATAATTCGTCCGTATCTTTTTATTAAGATAAGAATAAATTATTGGGTAGCCAACTATATCTCGTTATTCTGTAATAAGTCTCCTATGGCTGCTGATACTGATTGATATAAAAGGGTTTTATTATCAATATCTAAATAATCGTGAAGTTTATTAGTGATTGCTTTAGCTAGCTTTAATACATCTTCGTTTGAAAGATCTAATTGCTCTCTTACCAATACTTTTTTATTTTCTAATATTATTTTACTAAGTTTCATAATTTTAATCTAATCCTGATGTTCTACCTGATGCTCTTTCAGCATCTAACCAGGCTTGTTTTCCATCCGAATAACTTTCTTCATCTTCTTTAAATTTATCATCCAGTACTTGAATTTTATCAAAAGAAGCTTTTGCTGTCGGATCTATTTTAATATTTACATTTCCGTACTTTTCATAAATACCCGACTTCCATCTTTCTAAACTATCAGTTCCGAAGATACTAGTAGATGAATCATCAGGGTTAGGGAAGTTAAAACCGAACATTGGTTTTTCTCCAAGTATTGATGTTACTAAGTTCCAAGTCAAATCTTCTAACTTAACAACTTTTGTCTTTTCTTCTAATATAATTTTGGATAGTTTCATATATCTAGTCGTTATCACATCCGCAGTTTCCTCCGCATGCACATTCTTCGTCTTTTATGTATTCATTTTCCATACTCTTATTTTTAAATCACCTGTTCCTTTTATCAGACGGTGATATGTCTCTTTAGGTATAAATAGTTTATCTTTTGTTAATCGCCTTGGTATATCGTTATCAAGTTGAAATAACCAGTCTGTATTGTCGGTAGGCTGGATTGTTCGGTCTTCTTTATCTCTATGCCATACAAACTCAAATGAAGGAGTATCTTGAGAAAACTCTCTTAAAGTGTAATCGTCTATTATTTGTTCTTTATATGGTAACATTGTTGCAGTTAGGACATTTGCTATAAGGTCCGTTCTGATTAGAAGATACGAAAATTAATGCAAGTCCACAAGCTTTACAGAGAGTCATCTACCAGTACCCTGAAAAGTTAGCTGAGCCTCCTAAAGATTTCCAGTAGCGGCCAATATTACAGGACCAGTATCCTGCTTTAGTTTTGTCTTTCTTTTGAGCACATTTATGTCTTGCAGCAAATGATGCTCTAGCTCCTTTTTGTTTGAACTTAACTGATAAGTTAGTATCTCCAAAAGAAACCTTCTTTACATTTCCTTTCTTTGATTTTACATAAACGTAGAACTTTTTAGATCCTCCACGTTTAGGTTTATTGAGCTGTACTTTTTTACCTCTATGTTCTGCTTCTGGTAGATAGTTAACAGATGCTTTTATAATATCAAAGCCGTTAAAGTCGTATGTTTCGTTTTGAAGTTGAACTGCTTCTCTAAACTTATCCATATCGATTGTACCGCCGATGCTTTCTACTAATTCTTTTATTAGTTCAAAGTCAATCATCTCTTCTATAGAGGCTGCTTCATCAATTAAGTCTTCGTTTTCTATCATCTCATCGATAACACATCCAATTTCAAATAAAGCATTCTTATCAGTAGATACCATTGGAAGATCTAAAGGAACATTTAATCCGTTATAATCTGCATACTCTCCTATATCAGTAGTCTCTATAAGATCTATATCTTCTTCGCTAAGTTCGATTTCCTCGTTGCTATGAGCTTCTCTAGCTTCTTTAAATAGTTGTATAAAGGCAGGAGAGTTATACCGGTAGACATGCTCGTGTAATGAGAGTTTATTGTCTAAGTGGTACTGTAGCGATGGGTATCCTATAATTTGCTTTAATTTAATCATTGTTGAAATCTTTTCTATAAAATTTACCTAGTATGTTATCATTGATATATTGATGACTATGTGTTTCAAGTACGTCATTAATAAATAGGTGCTTACATTCATAATAAGTGAGTAGCTTCTTAGTAGGTACTAAATCTAGTATCTTCTTTTCAAAATCTGCTCTCAAATCTACACTCTCTTTTACTAGCTTTATTATTTTTGGATGTGAACCATAATAGTCTTTCCAATCAGATTCTGTTACTATCTTNTGTTTGAGTGGGGTACGTCCTCCGATACCTTTTGCTTTTCTTTCTTCTTTAAGAGCTTGTAATGCTCTTTTTCCTAACCTCTTATTCCTTTCGAATTGCAATACTTTCTTTCCTAGGTACTTAAGACCTGAGGGTTTATGAAAAACCTCATAAATGAATCCGTAAGTGCCTTCTGGGAAGTCTGATATATCGTTGAAGATCCTACCCTGGTAAGTCCAGGTAGGTTTAGTCATTTCCATATATGTTAGTTTATGTCGCTAGAGTCTTTTTTTGAGCTCTTGTATCTGTAACTGCTGCTCTTTAATAGCATTTATCAATAACGCGACGATTTTATCGTAACGAACTGCCTTGTATCCGGTATCTCTATCGACTACTAACTCTGGTAGAACTTTTTCGATCTCCTGTGCAATAACTCCGACGTCGTGTCCGGTATGCTCAGATTTGTCATTCCAATCAAATTCGTATCCTCCTATTTGATTTATTTTATCTAATGCTCCTTTTATAGGAGTAATATTATATTTTAACCTTTCATCAGATGAGTGAAAAGCTGTAATATCACCTGTTGCAGTTATAGCACCATTTATTAAAGCTGCACTACCGGTGATCTGGGCGAAAGTAACATTACTACTTGTCTGTAAGTCTTTTGCATTTACATCTACACCGTTGAGTTTAAATTGACCTTGAGCAGTTCCAGCTGATGAGCCTGATATTGTACCTGCTGGAAGGTGGCTTACTACTTGAGCTGAGCCTGATATAGTACCTGTTGGAAGAGATGATACTATTTGGGAAGAACCTGATATAATTCCTCCAGGTAGTTGAGCTGAGCCTGATACTGTACCTGTAGGAAGAGATGATATTACTTGAGCTGATCCTGATACTGTACCTGTCGGTAGGATTGCAGTTACACTTCCTGTATCTACTGTTCCTACTGTAGTGATAGCAGACTGTAAAAAGTGTTCACCTGCTACGAAATTTTCTGTCGCATCGTGGTTAACCTGTGTTGATGATGATACTAAACCTCCTCCGAGTGCTGATGAAAAGCCTAGGGCGGTTATCTGAGCCGCTCCTGATACTACTAAGTCTCCTTCGTTCTTTAAGAATCCTAAAGCATCTATTTGTAGAGAACCTGATACTGTACCTGTTGGTAGGTTAGCGATTGTTTGTGCAGAAGAGGAAACTATAGATGCATTTAAAGCAGCTATTCCAGCAGAAGAAGATAGTATACCTGCTCCTAATAAAGCTATTTGTGCTGATCCTGATATTACTGAATCTCCTTCTTTTTCTAAGAATGTATCATACCCTTGAATTTGTATAGAAGAAGAAACTAATGTTTTTGATACTAATGTATTAATTGAAGTCTCATGTGATGCACTTGCAGCATTAAGAGTAGTAATGTCAGTAGCGAATGATGATGAATTAGCTAATTGTACCCAAGCTCCTCCGTGTGCAAAGTAAGCTGATCCTGTAGCATGTACATGAGCAAACATACCGTGGTAAGTGGTAGCAGATGGTAGATCATCATATTCATTATAGTGGAATCTAATTTTACTAGACATTCCAGTAGAGTCGATTGCTCCTGTAATAGTTGATGAACCGGATACTGTTTGACTACCGGATAATATTTGAGAACCTGTTACTAATAGACTACCTGTTATTTGATGTGAGTCATTACTATCATCTCCAAATATAGTTGAACCTGATTCGAATATAGTAGAAGAAGATATTATCTCAGTATTAAATTGCTGTGCTGTAATATCACCTGTTACGATCAAAGAGCCGGTTACTGAAGCTACACCGAGTGCTGTTGATCCGCTGTAGTCTACCCATGTAGGCAGTACATTCATTGTTTTAGTTGCTCCTGAACTTTCAGAAGTGAATAAAGAAAGTGCACCTGTGGTTTTATCTATCGAAGAAGAATTAATTAAATTCTTTAAGTTATCATCCATCTCTGATTGAGTCAGAGCAGTTCCTTTCAGTATTCTAAGTGTTATCTGAGACATAGTTATTTTTTATTTACATATCTAATTTTACTACAAATGTCATTTCAGTGCTATCAGATTTAGGTATTGGTTGGCTAAATTTCGATACTGCTAATAATTCGTTTGCATCATTATATAATCCTACCGTTGTAATATATGGTTGAAAAGTACTTCCTGTAACATTGTTATGTAGAATTCCTTCTGAACCGGTGATTGCTGATGGATGCTGTGAAAAGTTCATTTCGTGATCTTTTACCTCACATCTAACATTATACGTATAAATAGGTTGGGTTGCTTTCCATCGCATATCTAATTCCGTTTGGGCAAATGTTAATAAGCTTGCTGTAGTGATAGTTATAATGCCGTGAGGATATATTATATCACCTACTTTAAAACTTCCAGTTGCAGATAATGCATTGGATGCTGATACTACTAAGTTGCCTTCACCGTCATCAATGTACTCTATACCTTCTCCTGTTCTGAGGAATTCTTCAGGGGTAGGGCTTCCGATGTAGTCGTCTTCGTTATCGGAAATTCCATCTGGTCCAGCTTCCATGTATGCTCCATCAGCTCCTTCAAAAAAAGAACCTGAATATCCATCAGATGCTAATGCTCCTGAAACGTGCATTATAAAAGTATTAGGTTTAATTCCAACTCCTATATGTTTTCTAGGAATTGAGAATACATTTCCATTGTCTGGAAGCTCTCTAAAGGCGGTCTTGTATGAACCGGTTGCTATAGAGGACATTAAGTAATTTTCAAATGAACCAGATTGGACCTTCTCTCCTGTATCTTCTGATTCTAAAGTAAAGTTAGAATAGTATAGGTGGTTTAGTCCGCGGTAACCGAGTATTCTATTAAATTGCATTCCAGAGTTACCTGTAGTAATGTCAAAAGGTGATTTAAAATATTCGGCGGAACCGGAAGTAGTATAGAAGCCATCTACATCGTAATCTTCAAATTGTGTTTCACCGGCGATGCGGTAAGACTTATTTGCTTCATACGATGTTACATAGACATCTTGTTTGTTTAGCTTTTTGTAGGCTCCCATTCATTAAAAGTCAAGCTTTATACGGACCAAAGCTTCTTTAGTAAAGTCCTTTAGAAGAGGTCTCGATAGTTTAGCGGTTGCAAGTAAATCGTTATTGTCGTTGTAAAGTCCTACTGAGGTAGCATACGATTGAGGGTTGTTAACCATTACATCGTGTTTTAGCTCTCCTGATCCTGTTACGTTAGAAGGGTTAGATGAGTAATTAAATTCAGCATTTCTAGCTCTTACAAATACAAAATTAGAAGAAATAGTTTCTTCCGAATTAATTTTGAAAGAACCTCCTTTATCAATAGCGTTAAATATTTTTTCAGAACCACTACCTTCAGTATTTGCTGTTCGTATGGTACCTAAGTTTACTCCTCCTTCTTGACTAGCTGATGAGCCGTCTAATGCTTTTCCATTTAGAATAATAAGGCCGACATCGGGTAAGAAGAATCCATATGAACCTGAACCTTTAGAATGACCTGTGGCGTTTACTCCTGTATATACATTTCCTAAACTTCCCGATACTACTTCGAATACTCGACCAGCATCATTAAAATTAGTAGTCGTAGCTACCTGACTGTTATCTGTTAAACTAAGAAGAGCTCCATCAGCATTGTCGTCCGAGCCGGATAATACTAAACTAAATGTACCGGGTAATAGTTTTTCTTTATACCTTGCTCTATCTAGAGATATAACATAGAAGTGTGAACCGGTTTCTGATCCAAATACAAAGTTTCCTTCTTCATCTCCTAATACTAAAGATCGGTATTGACCGTAAATAGTTTTAGAAGGAGAAGCTCCAGGTACAGCTAAGTTAAAATCTAAGGAGCCAGATCCTGCTATATCTCCATAAGCAACAGAGAATTGTACTGCTGCCGTTGTATCGTCAGAAGCTGTTTGGTATATATTATTATAGTATGCTCCTGAAGCTCCTGCTACTTGAGCAGAGGCTGTATAGAATTCTGTTTGCTCTATTACCGAGTTACTCCAAACAGGTGCAGTGATAGATTCAGCACTAATTACTATATCTTGAGGGTCAAATCTTTTAAACGACATCTTTTATGTATTAGTTAGTTTTAGTAATATTAACCGGTAATGTAAGACGTGCACCAGAGTCTCTACCTATTACTGTTATTGTTGTTTGTAGTTGTGTACGTGTACCAAATAGGGTGTTGATAGCAGTTGCAGTTAAGTTAATTGATGTTCCAATAACAGTCTTAGAGACGTTTGTTCCTACTGTAGTTGTACTGTTTAACCTTTCTGCTTCGTCTGTATTAACTCCTACTCCTGTAAATGTACTAAGTACTCTAGTATCAGCTATTGTAGCTGTATATCCGTTTGCTTCGAAACTTGTAGTTGCTCCTAAGTAGTTTAGTGTCTGGGGGGTGATTGCTAGTGATGCTCCTTGCTTTAATGTAATAGAAGCGAACCCTAAATCCAATACTGGTAGTTTAGAGGTTCCTCTTGGTAGAGTTGTAAGCTTGTATTTCATTATTTGGTTCTCATCTGGAAATGCTTCTAATAGAGGCATATTTTCAATTGCTTCTCCATAGTAAGCTGATCCTGAAGGATGGCTTGGGTTATAGAGTGTATAGTCGATTTCATCATCTGCTAGTGCAAATTGTGTAATCTTAAATGAGCCGTCCCCTCTCGCTAATAATTCTCTACCTTTTTTGGTAAGTATAGCATCGACGGTGACTACAGAGTTATTTAAATATCCCATTTTCTTTGTATGTGTTTGTTATAAATATCTATAATAATTAAAATATGATTATGTTGTTGATGTACTAGGGGTTACACTTATGGTCGGTGTTACACTAGGTGTTACTGTTACTGATGGTGTTACACTAGGTGTTGCTGTTACTGATGGTGTTACACTAGGTGTTATTGATGGTGTAACTGATAGTGAGGGCGATGGTGTAGGTAGTACTATTAAATTTTCTGATTTACCTATTACTAACCCTGTTTGATCAGTTGTAATAACTGCTCCTGATTCTAGGTTAAATATTTTACTATTTACTAATCTTACATACCTATGGGTATCGAGATTAAAATTATGTATATAATTGCCTATATCAGGGATACTGGCAAAAGAAGAGTCACTAGCTGATGAGCTAATAATTTTTAGTCTATCAAAATTAAAGTATAGCTGTTCTATTTTTCTCTCAGAAGGGCTAATAGCTGCAATTGAACCGTTGTCTGAATCATCTGTATGTATAGATCCTCCAAAACTGATAAATGATAAACCGGGGTCATCCCCTACTACGCTACCACTATTCAACTTAGTACCATCGTATCTAGCATTAATTAAACCTGTGTCAGTATAATTAGAATCCTGTACATTTGCTTTTACTGCTGAGCGGCTTACTATAGCGTCGTAATTTTTAGGGTTAATTTGAGATTCATTCCTATCTACTACAAACCTGAATGAGTTAGGTTCTAAAGTTACTGCATTACTGAGCAAAGGTTCGAAGTCAGAATTGGTAAATGAACCTACAATGAACGGATCCATTAAGACTGCTTCATCTACAGAGGCAGAGGGTATAAGGTTAAAGGAACCGTTTTGATCTGAGTCGAATGATCCGCTTGAGTTGGTAAAGCTTTCGCTTACAAAAGTAGAATCATCTCCTAATATGAAAGTATCATTATTGATATAGCTTGATTGATCGAACTGTACGAAATAGTATCCACTTTTCCTAGTCTTTTGAGAGACGTCAAATATTATTTTATCTATGTCTTCTGGTGAACCTTTTTTATTAATGGTAAACTCAGTTAATTGCTGTAAGGAGTTTTCTATATCAACACCGTTAGAGCTTTCAAAAGGTATAGTAGCTCCTATAATTGTGAAGTTACCACTATCCTCAATTGATTGAGAGTATAGCAGGTTGATTGTACCGTTTTGCGGTTTTGTATTTGAAAATTGAAATATACTAATTGGCATATTGTTCTACTTAATGTTGTGAGTTAATATTCCATTTGCATAATAAACGTCATCTGTCTCCACGTTTAATTTATATATTGTTACTGGTCTAACTTCTTTTACTATAGAAGTAATTTCGATTAAGTCTCCATTTATATCTTCGTAATAGTCTCCTTCTTGTAGGGCATTAGCTTTCTTTACACTCCAAATTCCTTCTCTTCTTACAATATGCATGTGGGTTGCTGATGTATAAAGGGTGTCTTCGTTTATGTTATAAATACTATTAATGTTGATAGCAGGGTTTGCTGTAACTATTGCTGTTGATTGTGACCCCGTAAGGTTACTACTTGTCCATTCTTTAAGGTCGTCAAAGTCATCAGAATTGGGCATACCTTCTATATTTCTAGATAAAACTGTATCTCCTACTTCTAAGTCTTCGACAGCTATTGATGAACTTGGTGAAGTACTAATTAAAGTACCTTCTAGTACACAGCAAGCATCTGAGTAGTATGCCGCTGCTGAATAAACCCAACACTCATCAGCACGCATAAAGTAACCTGTCGACATTGTTCCACCTCCTGTAGCGCTTGTATATATTGTTGCGCTGTTTTGAATTCCCATCGTAGTCCATACAAAGGTATCAAAGTCTTGAGCACAGGCTGCTGCGCAAGTGCTATTACCTGGAGAGCCTATTAGATGCGAGTACCTAGCGGCTGG